TTATGATTTAGTTCCGTGTTTAAACAAAGAAAAAAAATATTTGTTAAGAGAGTTCCAAATTGAATTAGAAAAGGTTCCCCATTGGAATAATGTGATGATTGAGAAAGAATATCAAAGATTTCTTGATTCATCTAAATGTCAGTGGTTGGGTGAGTTAATAATGGCATGTTTTAAAGCATCTGCACAACAACTCATGTCTTCTTTGGATTATCCTTCAACAGAGTCTAATATTGATGTTTTAGTTCCACAAGCACATTTATTTATTCATTTATGTTATATAGAAATAGCACGTAAATTATGGAGGATTCCACAAGTTTTATATCATAAATATAATAAAGTAGATAGTCAAATAAATCATGAAAAACTTGAAAAAATAATTTATGAAAGTGTGCGTATAGCTATCAGAAATTCTTTGCCATTGGATAAAATTGTTTCTTCATTTATGAATAAAAAAATAGTCATCCCAGAACAATCTCTAACAAATGATATAAAAACAGTTATGTTAAACAATGATGTAAATGTTAATGTTAATGAAGAAGTTAATGTTAATGAAGAAGTTAATGATAATGAAGAAGTTAATGTTAATGAAGAAGTAAATGATAATGAAGAAGTTAGTATAGATGAACCAGAAAATGAACCAGTAAAAGAAGTAAATGAACCAGTAAATGAAGTAAATGAACCAGTAATTAAAGAAGCAAGTGAACAAGTAAATGAAGTAATTGAACCAGGAAAAGAAGTAAATGAACCAATAAATGAAGTAAATGAACCAGTAATAATAGATGCAAATGAACAAGTAAAAGTAATTGAAAAAGTTAACGAACCAGTAATTAAAGAAGTTAATGAACCAGTAATTGAAGAAGTAAATGAAAAAGTTAATCAACCAGTAAAAGTAAATGAAAAAGTTAATGAACCAGTAATTGAAGAAGTTTATAAATCAGTTAATGAACCAGTAATTAAAGAAGTTAATGAACCAGTAAAAGTAAATGAAAAAGTTAATCAACCAGTAAAAGTAAATGAAAAAGTTAATGAACCAGTAATTGAAGAAATAAATGAACCAGTAATTGAAGAAGTAAATGAACCAGTAATTGAAGAAGTTAATGAACCAGTAATTGAAGAAGTACATGAACCAGTAATTGAAGAAGTAAATGAACCAGTAATTGAAGAAGTACATGAACCAGTAATTGAAGAAGTACATGAACCAGTAATTGTGTATGCATCGCAAAAAATAAGAAATAATTTACCATTTAATGTTAATCATGACGAAAGTAGTAGCAACGAAAGTAGTAATGACAGTAGTGATAATGAAAATGAAACAAGTTCATATGGGGAAAAAAAAGTGATAAAAGTAGATGCGTTACCAGATTATGATGATGATGATGATGAAATAAGTAGTACATACAGTAGTATTGATGAAATTTCATGTGGTATTGAAGAATCAAAATCCAATATTAAAGAATCAATTAATAAATCTATAAAGGAAGTTTATATAAACGAAAAAAAGATAAATCGCGATGAAAAACAAACAAAATTTTTTATCAAAAGGTAAATTAACATTCTTGTCTACAATACAATATTTTTTTTGATATGTAAATTAAAACAAATTATTTTTCACAATGATCGGGAAGAAAACCCTTATTTCAATTACAAATGCTATCTTCTTAACTGTATCTTATAGACAATTTATTAATACTGATCTAAAAAAAGACAATAACGAAGCACCATCTCGTTATTTAAAATCAATTTTGATATTTGTATGTGTATTTGTGTTGAGTTTCTTTGCACAAGTTCTCATATTAAACAATGGAATGTCCAATAAAGATATGAACAGTCCATTATCCTACGCTAAAACACAAACCGAAATAACAAATATGTTAGATAGCGTTGAAATTGGGTATGCGCCGTTTTAAAATGAATGAAAAAATATTGTGAAAGTAAGTATATATAACGTAAATATAAATATGAAACTTGAATTGAAACGTTTTGATCTTTCGAAAATTACAAGTGATAAAGTTGTCGTGATGATAGGAAAAAGAAACACAGGAAAATCTTTTTTAATTAAAGACCTGTTATACTATCATAAAGATTTACCAATTGGAACCGTTATATCTGGTACAGAATCAGCAAATCATTTTTATCAAGAGATGGTTCCTAAAATATTTATTCATGGGGAATATACAGCCCATCTTGTGGATAATGTTGTAAAGAGACAACACATGGTACTTAAAAATATTAACAAAGAGATGGTAATGTACGACCGTACAAACATTGACCCAAGAGCTTTTATTATTCTAGATGATTGTTTGTATGATGCTTCTTGGACAAAAGATAAAAACGTGAGGGCTTTGTTTATGAATGGAAGACATTTAAAAATGTTTTTTGTTATCGCTATGCAGTATCCTTTGGGAATACCTCCAAGTTTAAGGACAAATATAGATTTTATTTTCATTCTTAGGGAGAATATTGTTGCCAATCGAAAAAGAATATATGATAATTATGCTGGAATGTTTCCAACTTTTGAAATATTTTGTCAAGTAATGGATCAATGTACAGAAAACTTCGAATGCCTAGTAATAGATAATACAACAAAAAGTAACAAATTGGAAGACACTGTTTTTTGGTATAAAGCGGATACTGCACCGGATTTTAAAGTGTGTTGTGATGAATATTGGAAATTATCAGAAAATATGAACGAACAAGATCAAGAAATGGAAGAGATGTTTGATATACACAATATAAAAAAGAGTAAGCACATCATAAACGTTAAAAAAATGTAAATTTAAAAAGGTTTTATGAACAGATAAACAGCCTGAGGCATATTTCTAATTATATCGATTAATTGTTTACGTGTTATTTTAGGTCGTGATGAATTTGCAATATCAAACTGCTGAAATTCTGTAGCATTGTCAGCAATCCAACATTTTAATTACCAAGAGTATTTATTATCAATCGGATATCCATATTGCCATGTTAACCTTCTTTTCATACTGACGTCAGCGTCTCTCATAATTTTTAAGTTTTCAAAATCTGAAGTTTGAGATCGGGGAGTATTTTTATTTGATGAAGATTTTCTAGAGGATAATGGTATAGATGAACGAGATGACCTTGGTGAATCATTTGGTCCGACTGACATGGTAAAATCTGATGCACGATATGTTCGGTTTGGTATTCCAGGGGAACTCATTTTAAAGATTTATTTAAACTCAATATTAAAAAAAATCATTTTTTAACGCCCTCTCGAATTTATCTAACCGGAAATCCTGCGCTTCTACTGTCAGCTTCCTTATTGAATAATGGTTCGGCGGCTTTACTTGTAAATTTATCATTCATTAAAAATTCATCATAATATGTTCTTGGAATAAATTTATATTTAACCCTGACATCTTTTTTCATTTTTTCAAGTTTCTCTTCATAAATTCCATGAACCACCATAAACATACCAACAAATAAAAAGAGAAAAATCAACGTTTTCATATTTGTTTTAATTATCATACGATTATATTTTATGTATAAAATATCTATAAAAAAAAATTGGAAACAGTTCTTTTTCAAGATGCTGTTTTTTTAGTCCACGCGTCTTCATCATTGAAGATGATATTTTGAGTTAGATCTGATAATTCACCCTCTTGAACCAAATTCGCTTTCTTTTTAAGTTCAGTCTCCTCATTTGTTCGCTCAATCAACTCTTTTTTCCTCTCTTGATAAAACTCCTCTTTACTTGCTGTATTTTTTTTATACTCTCGCATCAATGTATTCAGTTGAGTTTCTGTATATTCCGCATCTGTAATTTCATCTGGATTAGCAGACCAGGGACACCAACAACCAACAGAAGCAATATAAATATTATGCAGATTATTATCCTTGCGTTTTAGAATTTCAGCTCTTGATTGAGCTTCGTTAAGACTATCGTAAGTTCCACGAATTTTAATCCCACGAACTGATGTTTGAAAGTTGTTTTCCTTTGAAAATTGTTCACTAATTTGTGTATCGTTATCCAATTTGAAACTTTTGTAATCTTCATCGATAGAAGCCGTATTAAAACAAGACCCATATTGTTCTTTAATAGAAATCAATTCATTTTTCTTTTCAGGGAATAGAGACATCAAACCATCATATAGTTCACTGTTTTTCAAAATGTTTTCCTTCAAATATTCAGATACGAAATAAGCTTCTTTCGATTTTAATACATCCTCAGGAGAAATAAAAGATACACACGCATAGGATTGTCCTCTCAGATGGTCATCCTGATCTAAATAATCAACCTTCTTTGTACTTTCTGGTTTTATATCACTCATAATTTAAAATAAAGTATTGTTGATTTAAAGTACACACTGCACAATTCTTTAATATATATTTTTTTTTTCTTATAATTATTTATAAAACAATTTACGCAAAATACAAACATGAACGATTTTTCATTTGACTTCATGGAAATTATTGTAAGAATGCTCAAGTATCTTTTCGAGGGTTTAGTCGTTGCTACAGCAGCATTCTTTTTCCCTGGTAAAAAACCAAAGGTTGAAGAGGTTATGTTCATAGGGTTCGTAGCAGCAGCGACATTCTCTCTATTGGATCTCTTTGCTCCTTCTATTGGTGTGAGTGCCCGTCATGGTGCTGGTTTCGGTATGGGTGCTAACCTAGTAAATTTCCCCCAGTAAATTAAATACTTCTTACAAATTTCCAACCCAAATCATCACATATTTTTTTCCATATTTGTTCTTGTTGATGGAGTTTATCTCTACTTTTCAATAAAGGAAAATATTTCAAAAACTCAAGTTCATTTAATATTTGAATAAACTTGTGCAGAACATAACTATAGGACAAAAAGTTTTTGCGATTATTAGGACTGTATTTTAAAAAAGGTACTTGAACCTCTCGAAACATATTCTTTAATTTTTCCTCCAATTCAGGGTTTAAGTGTGGATTGGGTATACCTGTAATTTTGTTTAAGATGTAGGGAATGTGCTCATAGTATTTGTTGATTTTATGTTTTTTTAAAATTTCCCTGATCTTTATTGGTGTTACTGTTGCTAAATTATATATACGTTGTTTATTCAGTTCCATCATTATCTTATTAAATACTTCATCCGGAATATCTGTTGTTTCTTTTCCTTGAATTTGATTTAACCATTCTGAGAAATGATTTATTCTCTTGTAGCTAAAATATGAAATCTCTTTTGGAGGATCTTTGTAGGATGGTTTTTCATTATCGGTAATAATATGTTCAATTGTGTAGCAATCTCTACAGCATACAATACCTTCGTTGCTTAAAATATCCTTTGAATTTCCATTACAAAAGGAACATATAGACGAATTATCTTGTGTAATACTATTATTTATGTAGTTTTTGTCAGTATAACTAAGGTAGTCATCCAATAAATGAAACCTACTATTCTTAACACTCTTGTTTGTGATTTTGTTTAAATCTTCTAGATTTCCGTTTGTAAAATAATGTGCGATTGTGTTACTTGTAGTTGATTTTTGACCAAGAGATATGACTCCACCTTCGTCATTGTTATTTTCAAGAAGATTGTAATAGTTATATAAAATATCACTTGTATTTACAAAATACTCTAGTTCCTCTTTATTTGTCTTAATGCTATTTATTTCTTTATTTACATATTCAATATCTTCCTTTGTAAAAATTATCTGATGTATTTCTTCATCCGTCAATTCTGAACGCGGTTTTCTTTGTAGAGTGGATAGAACATCTTTAAGGATATTTAATTCTTTATTGAAAGATTCATATTTTTCCTCATTAGTTGAAAAATTGTCAATCATAGATTTATGTCTTATATCTAACGTAGTATTTGATATTTGATAATTACAATGCCGTTTTGGGTTGTTTCTTTGTTTAGTTTTCATCAAATCTTATATAACAAATGAAGTAACACGTTTTTAATATGTATTGAAAAAAGATTCATTAATGTTTGTTTAAAAAAGATAACTTCTTAAAGGACAATTTTTTAAAGAATTGTTGGATAAAGAAAACCTTTAGTTACACACACCATATTGAAGAAGTTTAATAATAATAAAAAAAATATTTATTAAATTTACTTTTTTTTAATTTAATTTTTTGTTTTAATTTTTTTTCTTGTCATATATTATAATAAAAAAAAACATTCACTTACAAATATGGGAGGAGGATTAATGCAACTTGTCGCTTACGGTGCCCAGGACATTTACTTGTCCGGCAACCCCCAAATTACCTTCTTCAAAGTGGTGTACAGACGTCACACCAACTTCTCTATGGAATCCATTGAACAGACTTTCAACGGTACAACTGGTTTCGGTCGCAAAGTAACATGCACCGTGTCCCGTAACGGTGATTTGATCAACCGTATGTATCTCCAAATGGATCTCCCTGCTCTCCAATCCGGAGGTTACGACTCCTGGGTGGGTCACAAGCTCGTCAAATCCGTAGAGATTGAAATTGGTGGTCAACGTATTGACAAACATTACGGTGACTGGCTTCACATCTGGAACGAGCTTTCCCAAACCGCTTCTCATTGGGATGGTTACAAGAAGATGGTTGAAGGTTCCTATGTTAATTCTACTCCTGGTGTGAATAATGTACCTATGAATAACGTAGTTTACCCTAACGACATCTCTGTTCCATCTACTGATAGTGCTCGCACTGTGTATGTACCCCTTCAGTTCTGGTTCTGCCGCAACCCTGGCCTCGCGCTTCCTCTTATTGCTCTCCAATATCACGAAGTGAAACTCAATATTGAATTTGCTCAACTTGCCGATGTGGTGGTAAGCGGAGTGACACAAGTACCTGGTGTGTACTCAGAAGACCAAAAAGCAACAAGAGGTACTGCTGTTACTGATGCTGGTCCATTATCGCCGGCGGAAGAAGAAGCATTCATATCTGACTGGAACACTAACAATGCTCCTGATACAGCTGCTTATGAACGATATACACCTGCTTCCGTTGCTGACAGCGGTGCTCTCAGTGCTTCCCTCTATGTGGACTATGTCTACCTTGATACTGATGAACGTCGTCGTTTCGCCCAAGTGTCCCACGAGTATCTCATTGAGCAACTCCAGTTCACTGGTGACGAAACCGCCTCCCCCAACATCAAGCTCAATCTTAATCATCCCGTGAAAGAGATTGTATGGGTTGAGAAAGAGTCTTCATCCGCTAAGGTTGGTGACTACGTGTCCTCCTACAAAAATGCTCAAATTACTCTTAACAGTCACGAGCGTTTCTCCAAGAGGATGCCTATGTATTTCCAACTTGTACAGCCATACCAACATCACGAACGTGTGCCCGTGACTGATGGCGACGCGTCATCCATTAACGTTTACTCCTTCGCTCTCAAACCCGAAGAACATCAACCATCTGGCTCTTGTAACATGTCCCGTATTGACAACTCCACCCTCAAACTTGAAGGTGTCAACCCAAGCCATATGGTGAAGGTGTTCGCAGTGAACTACAATGTGCTCCGTATCATGTCGGGCATGGGAGGATTAGCGTATTCGAATTGAGAGGATAAACCACCTATACCATACAAATATTATCCTTATTATAAAAAACACAAACAAAAAAAAAGACAAATTATTTTTCAAAAATATTTTTTATTAATTTAAAAAATTAGTTTTCTCCTCATTTTAAAATTTGAATTATTCTTAAAATTTCAACTTAAAGAAATGTACAAACTATCAAAATTAAGACTGTGATTTAAAATGTCGTTATCATACGTAACAACAACTAGTTTTGCCAACAATAAATACCATCTTGCCCGTAAAGAATCACAAGAAGAAGACGTTTATGAATTTTCAAATAATGTAGACGAATATTGTATCATCAGATTACAAAAAAATAACTATACCATTATTGATAAAAAATACATGAATGAAGTGATGAAGTATAATTGGTATTTACATATTGGTACGGGGTATATAGCACATAGAATTAGAAATAATGAAGAAGAACTGGGGAAGCAAAACGAACCTAAAAACAGTTCAATTTATCTCCACACTCTAATAAAAAGGCTAGAAAGCGGTGATCCAAATTTTAATATTGAACGACATGT